GGCGCGACGCCGCTCGTGCTGCGGTTGCGACTGAACAGGTACCAGAACTGGCTCTCGAGAAAGTGCGGCAGTTCGTCAAAGCCAATCAAGCCGTAGCCTTTGCCCTGGTGCTTGAGCTTGTCGGTGTCGTGCTGCAGATGATCCAGATGCACTCGGCAGCCGCTTGGGAATGTGGCTGACGGGTTGGGCGTCTCGCGCAGCACTGCCCCAAGCGCCGGATACCACTCCTGCATTAGCTCCCACAGCGACTGCGGCCCGCGGAGCTGGTTGCTCGTGCGGCGAAAGCAGATCGCTGAAAACCCCTTGACGTCGTAGTTGCGCAGGCATTCGAGCGCTAGACCGCTGGTCTTGCCACTGCCGGCCTCGCCGCCGTAGAACACCATGTCAGCGCGGCTTGACAAGAACCGCTCTTGCGAGCCGTTCTGAGGCCGGACCCCGAGCGCGTCGGGTCTATTTGTGCGGACGTCGGCCATTGTCAGGTAGGTAGAACCGCACCTCTGCCTTGCCGTCAGCGCCTTCGGCTGGCACGTCATCGCGGCTGCGGTTGCCGTACACGTCGGGCCGCCGCCGCTCGAGGTACCACGCAGATGCGCGCCAGTCGTGTGAACCAGCCTTGATTATATTTAACGTTTGCGCGACCTCCGCTTTGCTTTGCGCGATCTCGAGATCGTCTGCGAACTTGACATACAAGCGCTTCCCGCTGCGTCCCGCGTCGCGCCAGTTGTACACCGTGCGGCGGCACACCCCTTCGCTCTCGGCTGCTGCTTCGAGGCTGACGCCGAGCGACACCAGCTTGCAGATGGTGTCGCCGATCGCTTGCGTGAACTTGGTGTGTGCGGCCATGGCGTGCTACTCGCGCTTGCCCTTCTGCCCGGTGAGGTTCTGCCATCGCTCGACGATGACGTCGCAGTAGGCCGGGGATAGCTCGATGCCGAAGCACCGACGACCCAACTGCTCGGCGGCGATCAGGGTGGTGCCGCTGCCGAGAAATGGATCGAGCACGGTCGCGTTGCCGTCCGGTGTCACGCGCTCGACGAGCCATGCCCAGACTTTCATCGGTTTGGGCGTTGGATGCCCATCGATGCCCTGCCGATCGCTTGCCATAGCAACACTGTCGGGCCGCCGACCGTGCCCGTTCTTGAGGTATGGATCGCCACCGTAGAACAAGATCAGATTGGTGCCGCAGAACCCCCACGGGCAGCTCCCGTTGGGTGCCGGGTGGATCCATGCGCCGATCCATGTTGGCCGTGGATAGATCCACACAGCCGGAAAGCCAGGTGTCAGCGCGACGCATGGGTGTCGCAGCACGAGCGGCATCATCCGTTCGATCAGCCTCTCGACATTCGCGGCAGTGTCCTCGAAGCCTGCATAATCGACGCCGATGCCATAGGGCGGATCGGTGACGACCGCCGCCACCGCATCGCCGCGCAGCACTGCGTCATGCGTGGCCGCGTCGCCACTGTCGCCGCACACAAGGCGGTGCCGACCAAGTGCCCAGACGTCGCCGAGCTTCGTGACCGGAACCTTCGGCAACGCGGGGATATCGTCCTCGATGATCTCCGGCTTGCCCTGCAGCTCACGGAGCAGCTTGTCGATGTCCGGTTGCTCGTACCCTGCGATCACCTGGTCGATGGATGGCATGTCCCGCAGCGCTGCTGCCAACGCTTCATTGCTGCGCTGCGTCAGCGCGGCCAGGCGGTTGTCAGCAAGCGCGAGCGCATGTGCATCCTGCTCGGTGATGTCGAGCAGCCGCACGGGAACACTCGGCAGCTTGAGCAACTGAGCGGCTTTGAATCGGGTGTGCCCCGCGATGATCTCGCCGTTCTCCGCACGCGCCACCAGCGGGGCTCCGAACCCGAACCGCTTGATCGACTCGGCCACGCGACGCACCGAGGCCGGGTCATCCTTGGTCGGGTTGTTGGGCCACGGGTGCAGCGCGCTGAGGTTGACCCAGACCGCAGCGACAGCATCGATCGGCGTCGCTGCACCATCGTGCACGACCCCATTATTAGGACGCGCGCACGTTTGTGCAGCTTCCACATTGCCGCGCTCATCGGGGTCGCGCTTGCGGCTCTGCTGCTTGGCTGGTTGTGTTCGCATGGGTTGCTGGTTCTCCTCGTTACCGGGAACTACCCCGGCGTTCTCTTCGCAGGGATGACCCCGGAGCGGCGTCCATACGTCGGGCGACACTCCGCCTCAAAGCCGTGCGCATCGATCTCGCGCAGCCGGCAGCGGTTGCACGAGTGCGGCTGATGGTGCAGCCAGGTGGTGAGCTTCAGAACGCGACGCCGCCCGCATGCGCACTCGACCTGCACGTACGCCTCGGTGCGCCCATCCGGCCGTGTTCGCGTGGTGCGGCTGAGCTCGCGCAGCAGTGATGCAAGTGGTGCTGCAGCTTTGGGTGACCGGGGTGACCGCTGCCCCCATGCCAGGACGCACGGGCGACAGAGCCCGCCGTACCGACGCAGCGGCTCGAGCGTCGCACCACACCGGCAGGTCGTGGGCTGCGATGGGGCGGGCTCAATCGCCCGGCGTACACCGTCGCCATCGAATCCGTGGATTGTGGGCTTGACTAGACTCATGTGCTACTCTCCGATCACCGCTGCCGCACAGTGGTCGGAGCCCTCGACGCCGTCAGGTGTCGGGGGCTTTTTGCATTCCCGCTCCTTCGACTTGCGATGCACGTCCGCATGAGGGCAGCTCATGAAGTGCAAGCAGCGAATCGGGGCGCCGCAGGAGCGGCAGCTTGGGGGTTGTCACGGCGTCACCTCGGTTGGGAAATCAGCGCTCTTCGTTTTGCCAAAACCTGCCTTCTGACCGCGACATCGTACCGCTCTCGCGCACGCTTCAGTGCGCGCTCGACCGCCTCAACTCTCGAACGCGCTCTCACCACGTCGGCAGTGGCATCAGACCAGCAGTGACCACCATCGATAAGGAATTCAATCAGTTCCTTTTCCGTCTTCCTGCCAATCCCTTTGATAGTCCACAAGCGCCCGGAATCGGCGAGGGCTTTCAACTGTTCTAAGGTGTCGACACCAGCCTGGCGTAAGATGTTGCTGGCTCGGATGGAAAGATCGGGTGGGTCGAATGTCAATGGTCACATCTCCTTGACGTCCGGCTCGCCGGGCTCGCGCACGCACCCGAACTGCCGGACCAGCGCCTCGGCATCGCAGGCATCGACCGTCAGCGCGCCTGCGTACCCGCCGCGCGACCAGACGCGCACCGTCGCGTGACCGCCATGCACGCTCACGCCGAGCGACGACACGAGCACGCTGGATGCTGCGATCGCGTCGTCGCGCGCGAGCACCTCGCTCACATAGCGCGTCATAGCTGGCCCGTGCTTCATCGCGGCGCCCAGCCCTCGAACGCTGCGAGCAAGAGCAGCAGTGTGCCCACGACTGCGAGCACCCAGCCCGCTATGTTTGCCATGCGCTGCGGTTGCTGCGCCTTGGTCACCCAGGCTGCGATCACGAGGCCTAACCCAATCAGTGCTCCGGCTGCTGTCGTCATGTTCTTGATCTCCTGTTGCGCCCATTCGGGCAGTTGACTGCACAGTTGTCATGGTGCGTTACCCTTCGTCGCCCTCGTGCTCCCCTGCGAGTTCGCTGCGGTCACCACCGCGCAGCCGCTCGAAGCCCAGCGCAACCGCATGCACAGTCAGCCCGACAGCGCAGGCGCTGAGCACTGCGACACCGACCAGGGTGAACGCAGCAGCAGCGAGCAGCTGTCGAGCGCGTCGCTTCACAGCCGCCCCGTGAGCCAGAGGATGAGCAGCACCAGGACGAAAAGCGCTGCCGGCGACCAGCTCCAATACCCGAGGCGCTCTTGCCCGACGCCGCCACAGAGTAGCAGCAGCCCGACGAGCGCGATGCTGATGAGTAGCGTTCCGAGTGTCATGTGATTGCTCCTTCGTTCGCTCGCCATTGCTTGTGCCCGTACACCGTGGTTGCGCGGGGCGGAGTCGAACCGCCTTGCGCGAGGGTATGAACCTCGGCCCACCAGCCCGGTGTCCACGCACATGACTGCTCTGCGCCTGCATCCAGCAGCCGCTGCTGCCACCACAGCGCGAGGCTGAGCGCGACGAGCAGCGCGAGCAGCAGCAGCCAGACGGCCGAGACGTGCCGCTGAGCCTGGCGCTCGAGCCGCTCTCGCTGCTCACGGCGCATCTTGTTGAGCTGCGCATTGATCTCGCGCTTGGTCGCGTTCTGGTCACCGCCGCTCATGAGCGCAACTCCCCGGTCTGATTCAAAGGGATGGCAAGACCCGGCCACAGATCTCCTGTGACACCACACCCCGGGGAGCTGCGCTCATCGCGGCAGGGTACGTACGCAGTCAGCGCTCTGAACTCTGCTGCTTGGGCGCTCGCGGCTGCGGCTCGGGCTTGGGCGGCGCCGGCTCGGGTACGATTGGGCCGGGCGCAAATGGCTCGCGCGCTGGCGTGGGCATTGGCGCAGGCATTGGCGTGGGCACTTGGTCGGGTGTTGGACCGGGCGCTGGACCGGGCATTGGTGACGGCTCGGGATCTGGAAGCATAACTGGGTTCCTTTGCTGAGGCGGGCGCGACGTCCGCCGTGAAGTAGTGCGCAACACTGGCGGTGTAACGGGTCATTGCAACCTGAGCACGGTGAGGAGGTTGAGCAGAAAGAGCGCCTCGTTGTTCGCGAGCGCGACTGCGACTGGCGGGCTGCTACTGGTCGCCAGCTCGATGCGACTGAGCAGCTCGGTCACGTCGACGCTGTGCCGCGCAGCGATCGCTTTTGCGTGCGCGCGGATGCTCTCGCGATCGTCGTCGGTCTTGGGCTCGGGCGGCGGGGGGAGTCGATCTACGTAGATAAGCAGAGCCAGCAGCGCATCGATGATGTGGTTTACTGCTGGGGTACAAGCCTCGTCGGCTGCTTGCGCGAGCTCTTCGTGCGCAGTGCGCAGGTCGTTGTGCGTGGTCATGGCGCACCGTCCTGCGCAGCACCGCTCGGCGCGTTCATCAGCACTGCCTTGGGCGCGTCGCCCACCAAGCACACGATGACGCTCTGGCCGTGCGACTGCGCCAGAACATCGAGCGCGGCTGCGCCACGCACGACCTTGGGCCAGTCGACATGGGGCGGGCTGCTGCCGCCGCAGCTGATGAGCATTGCCAAAGCGATGGTGGTGGCGCTGCAGCTCATGGGCGGTACCCCAGATGCGCCCGGCAGTAGTCGTCGAAGTCCCTAGTGACCGCGTCGGCGACGATGCGTGCGACTTGCCGCGCATGGTCGGCGTCTTGATGGTCGCGTACTTCACCGTTGGTGCGCAGCCCATGAAACTCGGCTGTGTACGCGCGCGCCCATAGCTCAGCGCGCAGTCGGCTATGGGTGCGCCAGTCCTCGAGCTGCTGTGCGTGTCGCAGTGCCTCGGATTCAGCCGGCGTCATGACTTGCCTCTCTGTTCTGCAACGCGCTCAGCGTGCGTCATCGACTCAGCTGCAACCCATCGCTTGCGCATCTCAGCGCGACCGGCGTGGTCGGTGACACGAACAGCCCAGCGCTTGCCATTGCGCAGCTCGGGGCCATGCACGTAGTGCCCCGCAGCATCGCACCACGCGCAGAGCCAGGAGCGCTGGGTCTCTTGCAAGCAGCCGCCGCAGTGCTCGCACTCGCTGCTCATCCGCGCACCTGCTTTTCGCGAGCGAGCGCTGCTCTGCATCGCGCGCAGGGCAGTCGCACAGCAGCTTGCCAGCTGTCGGGCTGCGCCATGGTCACCGCGCCGCAGAGCGACACAGAATGATCGCGCTCGAATGCATGCGCGCGCATTCGACCCGTACTGAGCCAGCGCACGCGGTTGGGCGGCGGAACCTTGCATGTCATGGCGTGACCTCGAGTTCGGGCTCCACGAATCGCAACCCTGACTGCGCCGTGCGCTTAGCAGCGAGCTTGCCGTATTCGGGATTGAGCTCGCAACCGAGCCACGCCCGCCCAAGCTGCTCAGCAACCTGGCCGACCGTACCGCTACCAAAGAATGGATCCAGCACTGCGCCACCGAGCGAGGAGCCTGCGAGCACGCAGCGCTCAACCAGCTTCGGGGGTATGGTGGCGAAGTGCGCGCCGTCGTACGGCTGTGTTGGTAGCGTCCAGACGGTGCGACAGTTGCGCTGCGCGCGATCGATTCTCTCGCGCGCCCTAGGCATCGTGCGCTGCCGATCGGGATCAGCAAATCCATTCTTCGGTGCGGTAACGTCACACCGAACGCGTCCCGGGGTGGTGGCGAGCTCCGCGACCGCATCCGCGTCGAAGTAGTACCGCTCGCACTTGCTCAGCAGAAACACGTATTCGTGCGCTTTAGTCGGTCGGTCAGTGACCGATTCGGGCATTGGGTTGGGCTTGCACCAGATAATGTCGGAGCGGAGGTACCAGCCGTCCGCTTGTAGCGCGAACGCGACCCGCCACGGGATGCCGACGAGGTCTTTGGGTTTGAGCGTGCTGCACTTACGGCGCATACCGCTGCTCTGCGCCTCCTGCTTGCGTTGACCAGGTGCTCGACCGAAGCGCTCATTGAAGCCGCTGTTGGTGTTCGGCGCGCTGCCCGCGTAGCTATCGCCAAGGTTCAGCCACAGCGTGCCGTCATCGCGCAGCACGCGACGCACCTGACAGAACACCTCGACCATTCTTGCAACGTACTCTTCGGTCGTGCGCTCAAGTCCGAGCTGGTCTGGATGCCCGTAGTCCCGCAAGCCCCAATACGGCGGACTCGTCACGCAGCACGCGAAGATCGACGCCGGTAACTCACTGAGCGTGCGTCGACAGTCCCCGAGCACGCAACGGTTCAACTCGACGCTCATCGCGGCACCTCGTCAAGCGCGTCGTCGGGCGAGGTCGCAGGCACTTCGACTCGCCGAGGCCCCTGCGCTAGCCGCTCAGAGAGCGCAGCTGTGTCGCCGGCCAACACCAAGCGCGCGAGATCGGCCCGCCACTCGAGCTCTTGGATCCGGGCGAGCCAGCGCAGCTCATCGGTGCTCGGCTCATCGGAGCTCTGCTCAGTGATGGTGATGCGACGGGTCATGCAGCGACCTCTTCCGCGAGCTCTCGAATCACCCACCCGATGACTTCCGCGCACTGCGGGACAACTGCGTTGCCGAGCAACCGGATTTGCTCACGTCGAGCACGGCCAGCCACCCGCGAGGAAACCCCATGAACCAACGGCACCAATCCGCGTTCAGGTTCCCACCCAGCGTGCGGGGCAAGTCCTGACCGCCCTGCGTGTGCTTGGGGCCGATCCCCTTCGCGTCGCGGCTGCACAGCGTCGGCATCATCGCGCGCTGCGCGCGATGA